GTAGAAGAAACTCGCCTTGCTAAATTAAAAACGCAAATGGAAGAGGTTGACCGCAAGACACTAGGTAACTTAGCGATGTTTACTGCATTTTGGTTATACTACTGGAACTTGTCAGACGAGGAAGGCATCACGGGTTCAGGCGCACACTTAAGTATCCAACAAAGAAAAGATTCCAACTTCCAATCTTACAAGATGCTTTTTGATGATGGAGATACTATGGTTGATTACCGAATGGCTGACCCTGACAAAGCAGTGGTTGCTTTCATTGCCGACACTAAAGCATATTTAAATGCCGCTAAGAATAATCAAACGGTTGAAGGACAATCACTTATGAAAACGTGGAGACGTTCTGCTTATCAGATACTTACTGACAATCCATTTATGACTGGGTATCGTAACGTATCTACTATTCTAGATTCAGAAGAAGATGAAGACCGCTGGTTAAAAGCAATGATTAGCATAGCGACAAGTCGTTTCCAGCCTCCCTCAATGGTTAGACACATCAATCAATTAGATGATACGTTTGTCCCAGACCACACGCAATCAAGACTAATGACAATGACTACGGATAGAATGTTTGGAAGCGAACCTGTAAACGTAAGGCGCTATGAAACAGGCTCACCTATGTATCTACCTGAAAAGGAATGGTGGAATCTATCGAGCCGTAGCGCACCTACAACAAAAGTGCCATTAAGTTACCAAGAAGTTTATGACATCCTAGAGGAAGACGGGAGACGCACTAACATTGTAGGAGGTCTTGCACCAACTCAAAAGGGAATAAAGACAAAAGATTATTGGAACGAGGACGGGCAAACTCTATATGATGCCTTTGGTGAGTTTATATATACCTACTATCCTACAAAACCAGTTAAGGTTGGTAAGAAAAGCTTAAGAAATTTAAGACTTGAAGAAGCTATGTATGACATCATTACTGACCCTAGTTGGGATGATAAGTATAAAGATGGTAAAATTTCTAATGTTGACACTGATGGTTATATGTATTCCGAAGACTTTTTTGATTCCACAGGAAACATAAAAAATGCAAATGATGTTACCAACAAAGGTCTTCAAGAACTACAAGATGTTCGCCTAGCTTACGTTAGGGCTGCTCGTAAGGAGTTCTTTAAGCGAGAAACATTAGAAAAGTTTAAGAACACAGATGGACTAACTCCATCGGAAGAAGTCGCAAGAATTTCAAATGAAATCACAGAATAATTTATTAACCCCCTAATACAATGCCAAATTCATATGTTGAATATACAACCACAGGCAGTGGCACAAATGGTCTCGGACAGACCACCTTCACTGCACCCGCTAAGTTTCTAAACATCAACGACATCCGCATAAAAGGATTAAATGGAAGCACATGGACAGAACTAACAATATCCTCAAGAGGAACGACAACAGTCACTCTGAGTGCTGCACCAACTTCTGGTTCTTACTCGAAGATTCGTGCGTTTCGTTCTTCCACAACAGAACCATTGATAGACTTCCAGAACGGCTCAAGGTTGTCAGAGAGTGACCTTGATACAGCTTATCAACAAGGACTGTTTGTGGCACAAGAGGTAGCAGAAGATGCTGACCCTGAAGGTGGTAGCGGTATAGGTAACATAGTCAGCTCGCAGTTAGCTGGTATTAGCATCACTAACGATAAACTTGCAGGTGGTATTACCCAAGATAAACTTGCAGGAAGTATTGCTGACAGTAAACTTGCTAGCGGTGTTGGAACAAGTGCGAACAACCTAGTGAAACTTGATGGCACTGCTAAACTACCTGCGGTTGATGGAAGTCAACTTACGAATGTTAGTGCGGGTAAAGTGTTGCAAGTAGTAAATACAACTGTGTCAACTTCTACTACATCTACGACTGCTATTCCTGCTGATGACTCAATACCTCAAATTACTGAGGGTAAAGAAGTTATGACTTTAGCAATTACTCCTTCCTCTGCATCAAATAAATTACTTATACAAGTTGTTGCTTATGGTGCAAGTTCTCCCGATGCAGTTATGACAAGTGCGTTATTTCAAGATTCTACTGCTAACGCTATAGGGGCGGTAACAGCTTTTCAATCAACAGCAACAGGAACTCACGCCTTACAGTTTAATCATTATATGTTAGCAGGGACAACAAACGCCACTACCTTTAAAGTTAGGTTAGGTGTTAATACGGGGACACTTACATTTAACGGACATTCAGGTGTAAGAATGTTAGGTGGAGTAGCGTCTTCAAGTATAACAATAACGGAGATAGCCCCATAAAATGGAATCACAGCACTTCCCCTCACTTGTCGGATTCATGGGTATCCTCGGCACTCTAACATTAGCAGATATTAATGTTGTCGTGGCTATATTCGTGGGTCTCGCCTCGTTTATCTATCTAGTAATTAAAATCATAAAGGAATTAAAATAATGAGTGACAAGTCCCTTAAACTTAATAACTTACAGGATATTCTTATTGACGAGTTTATCAGCCGTATCAACAGTGGCAACGCTACCCCTAGCGACCTTAATGCTGCTCGGCAGATGCTCAAAGATAATAACATCTCCGCTACAGTAACCAACGACAACCCTATGAATGAGCTAGTAAAAGTATTGCCATTTAAAGATGACGCTGTAGACAAAGTGATAAGAGCCTATAACGATTAATGGAAGTCCCTGAACAGTTAAAGGATTTTCGTAACTTCCTTTACATTGTATGGAAAGAACTCAACCTTCCAGACCCTACCCCTATCCAATATGAGATTGCTTCCTTTATGCAATCAGGAGACCGAAGAGCTATTATACAGGGTTTCCGAGGAGTTGGAAAGTCGTGGATATGCTCTGCTTTTGTCGTACACCAGTTGCTCCTCGACCCTCGAAAGAATATCCTTGTTGTCTCAGCTTCAAAGACTAGAGCGGACGATTTCTCGACATTTACGCTTAGGATTATCCATGAACTTGCTATCCTCGAACACTTGCGACCTAAGCCAAATCAGAGATTCTCTAAGATATCTTTTGACGTTGGACTCGCCCCAGCCTCACACGCACCCTCCGTCAAGTCGCTTGGGGTCACTTCGCAGCTAACAGGTAGTCGTGCTGACATCATAGTAGCAGACGACGTAGAAGTACCCAACAATAGCGCTACCCAAACCATGAGGGACAAGCTGTCAGAACAAATCAAAGAGTTCGACGCTATCCTCAAACCCAACGATGACGCTAAGGTATTAGTTCTAGGAACACCCCAGTGTGAAGACACAATCTATTATAAGCTGTCTGAGAGGGGCTACAAGACGCGCGTATGGACTGCGCAATACATTACTCCAACTAAGCATGAAAACGCCTACAACGGCAACGTGAGCCATCTATGCGTTGATTCTGAGAAAGAAGGAGACTCTACTGAACCCACTCGCTTTTCTAACATTGACCTACGAGAAAGACAAATATCCTATGGGTCTGCTGGTTTTGCCATGCAGTTCATGCTGGATGCCCGCTTGAGTGATGTCGATAGATACCCTCTAAAACTCAGTGACCTTATCGTTACCCCTATAGACAAAGAGGTAGCACCTGAGAAGCTCGTGTGGGCTGCCTCCCCTGACCTTGAGTATGATGGTAGCATCCCTAACGTCGGACTCTCAGGTGACAGATACTACCGCCCTATGACCACCGTGGGTGACCACGTAGAGTTCACAGGTAGTGTCCTTAGTATTGACCCATCTGGTCGTGGTAAGGATGAGACTGGTTATGCTGTCGTTAAGATGCTCAATGGTACACTATTTGTCCCAGAAGCAGGCGGTCTATCTGGGGGCTACGACGAGGCTACCCTTAAGAATCTGACAGTCATCGCTAAGGAACACAAAGTAAACGCTATCATAGTCGAGTCTAACTTCGGTGATGGTATGTTTGTTGAACTACTTAGACCCATTCTAAATAAGGTTTACCCATGCACCATAGAAGAAGTCCGTCACTCTAAACAAAAAGAACTACGCATTATTGAGACCCTAGAGCCTGTAATGGCTAACCATAAGCTCGTAGTTGACCCTAAGGTTATCCGTAAGGACTACGATAGTTGCAGC